TTGTGACAAACTGCCCGGACTGCTTCTCCGCGTCCAGAGCGTTCTGCGCGTTCGTGTAGCGCTCCTCTTTTCGCCGGGCGGCCTCGGCATCGGACCGCGCGCGAACCTGCTTGAGGAGTTGGGCGGCGTGGCGCTGGAGTTCGCGGTAGAACTCGCTGTCCTGCGGGATTTTCTTCGCCCAGTTGAGGTAGAAGGCGGCGGCCTGCTGGTCGCTGATCCTGCCCTGCGCGTGCTTCACCGTCATCTTGCTTTCGGCGATGCTGTACTCGAACTGCGTGAGGGCGTTCTGGTACATATTGTACAGGGGGTCGTCGGTCGCGATGCCCTTGATGCGCTCGCGCCAGTGCGCCAGCATCAGGGAGTCGGTGACCTTCTTCCCCTCGAACGTGCCACCCTTCTGCCACGCGGACATGATGTTCTCGTCGCGCTGGTTCTCCTGCTCGCGCGCAATGGCGAGCAGGGTCGAGGTGAGGGTGGGCAGCGCCCGCGGCAGGCGCCCGAACGATCCGGTCCTAGCCACGGCTTACCGCCTTCCGAGTTTGGTCTGCGTCATGATGCGGCCCTTGGTCTGACCGCCTTGTAGCATGCCCTGCATGAGCATAGGCTCGGACGCGGGACCCTGTGCGAACGGAGGCGGTGCGCCACCGGCCTCCGGCGGCAAGCCGGGGAGCGGCGGGGTCTGCCCCATCGTCTCCGGTGCCCCGCCCGGACCCGGGCCGCCGGGCAAGCCCTGTGGGGTCTGCTCGCCGAGCGCCTTGCGGAGGTCGGCCTGCCCGCTGGTCATCTGCCCCTGAGCCTGATCCTGCGCACCCTGCGGGGGCTGGATGCCGAGGCTCTGGAGGGCGGTGAGCAACTGGGCCATGACCTGCACCCGCTCCGGCCACAGGGTGGCGTCGGTGCTCTCCTCGCGGATCAACTGCTGCTCCGTCTCGGGGTCGTCCACGCCCACGGCGTCCATTGCTCGAGCCTGCGACCACAACTTCGCGCTGACGAGGTTCCCTGCGCGGGTGGCAGTCTCCATCTCGTCGCGGGGCGACAGGGACGGGTCGATGATGTCGAGGGTGGCGATGCCGCCAGCGGCGATCCGGGCGACCGTCTTGTCCTTGGCCTGCCACACCTTGAGGGCGAGGTTCCAGATGTCCCTGCGCCACTTGTACAGCAGGCGGCGGCGGATGCTCAGGCGGCTCTCGTAGTTCGCGATCAGGGCGTTGATGGCCTTGCTGGATGAGAGCACCTGCGCCGGGGCAAGGCCCAGCAGCAGGTCGTTGAGGCCCGAGATGGCAGCGAGGTCCCGGTCGATCCGACCGAGGTACTGCTCCAACTGGAACTGCGCGATGAATGGTGTGATCGTCTCGATGCGGTTGCCGGGGCCGGGAGCGACCAGTTCGTTGCGCTTGGGCTTGAGGCCGAGCGGCACGCGGATGGGGGCGTCGGGACCGGTCAACTGCCAGTAGTCACCGGCCACGCCGTTGTGGATCATCTGGCTGGCCGCGGTGACCTGCTCGGTCTTCTCGCGGAGCAACTGCTCGATGTCGTACAGGTCGGGGCGGCCGGTGGGCACGCCGGGGATGAACGTGTTGAACAGCGGCACGAACGGCAGTTCGCCGTCGTATTCCTTGTGCACGGTCGGGCCGTGCACAATCATGTTACCCGCGACCACGACGTTGCACGTCTGCATCTTGCCGAAAGGGTACGTATTGCGGATCGGTTTACGGTACCAGTAGTCCCACACCTCGATGCGGGCGTCTCCCCGGTTCAGCCACTCGCGCGTGCCGGGGTCGGTGTCCCAGTCCTTCGCGCTGACCACCGGGTACGTCTTCCCGTCAGCGGGGTCCGTGTACGGCGTCACATCGACACCGAAGCGCTCGATCAGCGCGTTCGGCTCCCAGCGCGTCACGTACGCGGCCCACTCGAGTTCGGCCCAGTTGTCGTTTCGGTAGCCAAGCCACAGGTTCCGGGGCTGGCCGACCACTTCGAGGGTTGGGCGCTTGGGATCGGAGTCCTCATCCCAGTTGATCCGCCCGGCGGTGTGGCCGTACAGGCCCTTGATGATCGTCGCCATGTGGAACTTGAGGTCGAAGTCCTCCTCCTGCTTCCACGAGACGTACACGCGCTCCTGCGCGGCGGCGGACGTGCGGGACTCCTCGGTCGTGTCGGTCGCCAGCATGTTCTCGATGGGCTCGACCGCCTGCAAGGCCGCGGGGACATCGATGTACGTCGCGGGCAGGTTGATGGAGACGTGCATGGCGTCGGGGTCGCCCTGCAACTTCCGGGCATGGTCGCCCCACATGTCCGCGCCCGCTCGTGTGATGTCGTCGGAGAAGTAGAGTTGGTCGGCCCGGTCGCACCACGCGACGAACCGCTGCTGCATGGGGGCAATGGATGACGTTCGCCGGAGTAGGTCGTAGATGACCTGCTTCTCGTCCTCGGTTGCCGCCAGCGCGACGCTCTTGCGGAGCGTCATGTCAGCCGTCAGGCTGGTCTCAAGACTGCTCACAGGCGGAACTCCCTACTGATGCTGCCGCCGATTGGCGTCCGGCGCATGAGGTGGACAGCACAGACGAGCGCCATCACGGCGTCCTGCTCGATCTTCCGGTCGTCCTGCTTGTAGTTGAGCAACTGCTTCCTCACCTGTGCCCACGCCCCGTCCCGCGGGAGGAGGAGGCGACCTTCATCGATCATCGTGCGCAGATCGCCGAGCAACATGCGCTTCTTCTGCGTGGTCCCACCGAACTCGACGTTGGTGACGTTGGGGACGTTGAAGTCCAGCGCTTCCCTGAACATCTTCCCGCCGAAACCGGTGGCATCAGTAGCAGTGTAGCACACCGACCCGATGTCACGCCGATTATAGGTCGTGTAGCCCGATTGTACCATGTTCACCACGTCATCCGTGGACTTCTGACCCCGGAGGACGGACGCGGAGACGCCGACGAGGAACGGACTCATGGGATCGTCGCGGTTCTCCACGATGGCGAGCACAACCGCCCACGCAGAGTCGTGCTGCTTCGCGGGATCGACGCCTTGGAGGTACGTGCCGTTCTTCCGGGGCTGGCTGAACTCCGGCAGATTGTAGTCGAAGCACTCCTCGACGTTCGCGCCGTTGAAGTAGGCCGCGGAGGACTGGAGGAACTCGCCGTCGATGTTCTGGCGGATGGTCCGCTCGTCCATGTCGGACACCAAGCGGTCGAACATCTCCTGTGAGATGCCGTAGCCCACGTTGTCGCGGGTGGACATGCGCATGCTGCGCCAGTTCCTCAGACGCTTCTCGTTCTCGAGGTCGCCGAACTCCCAGTGGTCGGCGAAGTCGGAACCGAGGTCCTCCGACGGGGTACTCACCATGATGAGTTGCCCGCCAGTGCCCAGTCTTCGCAGGTTGAACACCTCGCGGACGAGGAAAGGGAGGTTTCTCTCGATGCCAGCCTCGTCAAACGAGACTCCGTGCATGTCCTTGCCGAGGGAGCCCAGCGCCTTCTCGCCCGTTGTGCGGAAGTGGACATGCGCCCCGCCCCACTCGGGGAGGAACCGGACCCAGCGGTAGTCGCCGTACTCTTTCACGTCCCACTCGGCGACCGGACCGGCCACCGTCAGCGGGCACTCGCGGTCGGCCTGCCCCTCGTGGTTCCCGCTCAGGATGCGCACGATGTCGTTGAACACCAAGTCCGCAACTTCCTGCGAGATGCCGAAGTGGTACCAGTGGTACTCGGTGTTCAGCCACCGGACGGCCGACGACGGGTCGGATGGGCTCGGTCGCGGGCGGTTGGTCTTCTCGAGGCAGCAGAAGACAATGATGAGGGCGATCAACGAGGTCTTGCCCGCCCGGTTGCCCGACGCGAGCATCAGCGTGAGGAACTGGGAGGCCGACGGGCTCACCGGGTCGCGTGACAGCGCAAGCGCGGCGAACGCCATCTGCCCGATGTGGATGTTGATGCCCAGTCGGTCGCGAACGAAGTCGCGGAACCGCTTCCCCTCCGCGAGTTGTGGTCGCGTGAGGGGGCCGAACCGCTTGTCGTGCAGCAGGAGGTAGTCCTGCCGCGCCTCAGTCAGCCTCGCCATCGACTTCCTCGTAATCGCCCTCGATGGTCAACCCGTCCTCGATCTGCGGGACCTGCGGGCGCCCGCCGCCGAGCATCTCGATGATGGCATACGCCAACTCAGCGCTCTGCTGCTTGGTCTTCTGCTTCTCGCGCTGGTCGAGGATGGACTGCGCCTTCAACCCGGCTTGGATACCGGGCACGAGGTTCTTGTTGTCGAGCGCGAGCGACCCTGTGTCCACCATCTCGAGCGCCTTGTCGCGGATCACGATGGCGAAGTCGCGCTTGGGCGTTTTCAGCGGCTTCTCGGGCGGGGGCGCGTAATGCTCCGCATGGCGTGACACCATCTTGGGGTCCACGGGGTAGTTTGACTCGCTGGCATACCGGGCGATGCCAGCGTAGGACATCTTGTCGTCCAGCAGGCGGTCGATTGCGGCGCGCATGAAGGGGTTCTTGCAGATCGTGCATCGGTTGGTGGTCATCTTCCCTCCAAGATAGCATCCACGCGACCTTCGCGCAGGTCCGAGGGCTTGATGATCACTGCCGGGATGCCACATTTGTTGAACAGAGCGAGCCACTGCCACTGCAAGTCGGCTACGACGCCCTGTTCGCGCTTCAACTCCATCGCGACGACCTTCGGGCCGCGCGCTGTGGGCTTGAATAGTACCAGATCGGGCCATCCGGCACTCATCGGAGTGACGAACAGCCCCCCATCGCCTCCTACGTACCCCCTGCCGACGTGTGCGACCGTCCAACCGCGCCTCTTGGCCCGGTAGATGACCCTCGCTTGCAGGGACTTCTCGGACATCTTGCGGTCTTTGCACTGCTCGGGGGTCAACAGCCGGTGCCTCCGGCCACAAGACGCGCATACGCCGTCCAACGGCGCTACTCGACGCCTACTCGTCGCCATCGTCGGCCTCCGCGAGGATGTCAGCGGCCGGTCGGATGCCGATGTAGATGTTGCCGGACGACCGGCGGACCTT